GTTCATGGGGCCCGTCGGCCGGCGGTGAGGTCGAGCCCGAGTCGATCGAGACACCACTAGGAGCCTGATGTACGACGACGGCGACGACTACCAGGAGGACGAATACACGGAGGCCGACGAGGCGATCGCCTCGGCAGAGTCGGACGAGGACGACGTAGCTGACAGCCTGGAAGAATGGGATGACGACGATGCTTAACCTGCCGCGCTTTCTGATCCGGTGGCTCACCTACCCGGTGAGGGCGATCGCCTACGGCCTCTTTCGCGGTCTGCTTCGGGCCCTCCGCATCTACTGATCGGGTGCGGCGGGCAGCCACCAGCCCCGCCGGGGCCCCTTCAGGGGCGGGCGGGGCTGATGAGCCGCGCGGGGTGACGCGAAGGTCGTCCTAGCGCGCAGGGGCAATAGGCGGGCCTCCTACGGGGTCTGGGGCAGCACGGACGTGTTGTCGATGGCTCGGACACCGGGAAACCCACCCGGCGCCCATGCGGGACACGCCCCATCCTGCCTCACGGGCAGCACGGATGGCTTGGCGGTATGACGCGGCCGGCCCGTCTCCTGCCACCCGAAACAGGAAGATGTGGTCACACTGACCGGCCTCCGCGTCGCGGTTGTCGCACCGAAGGCGTACCTGGCTGCTGATCATCGCGCCGCGCGGTAGATCGAGGTCCACCGCTTGATCGACTCATGCAGCCGGCTGATTTCGGCGCCCTCGCCCTGGTCGCTTCCGCCGTTGTCTACCAGGGACTTCCACGCGACCCGCATGGCGGCTAGGTCGGCAAAGATCGCCGCCAGGGCAGCCTTCTGAATGCGATCGCTGTTCGGGTTCTTCACTACAGCTCGCGCCATCGTTCTCCGTCTCCTTCTCCTGGGCCCGTCGTGTGCGGGCCCCGATAACGGGGACAGGGCGCGGGTCGGTGTGTCCGTCAAGGATGGCCGCAGGCCACCGCCGTAGGCGGCGCGCAGCGTCCTTGACGGGCGCATCGGGCCGTGGTTTCGGTGGTCGTGGGTGACAAGCGGGGCATTATATCGTACGTGTCAAATGATCGGGTGACGGCTCGTGATTTTCGGAGTTGACACGAGCTTGCAAGGTAGCGATTATCTGTAGCGCGGAAGCGGCCTGACTGGTTCTCGGGGCCGCAGCATCGACTAGTACTCGGAGCAATAAGTGTCGCTGGCGTTAGCGGGCCAGGCGGTCCGCCGTTCTCCCTCCCCCGCCCTGGATGGGGCCCCCGCGGAGCGGGGTCGCCTTGTCTCCGAGGGGTTCTCAGAACACAACGACGTAGTAGATAGACATTCAGAACACGCATGCTGCCAGGATCCTCGGCAGCACGGGGCGCACCGTACGTTGGTCGGGTTCAACGATGACGGTCAGGCGCTGGCCTTTGCGCTGCGGTGTCGGTCGTGGCGCTGCCCCTGTTGCGCGGTTCGGTTGCGGTCCCGCAATCGTGCCCGGGCGATGCGTGGCGCGCGGGGCAAGGTCGCGATGATCACTTTGACGATCGACCCGAACGGGCTGGTCCTCGGCACGGGCCCGGATGCGCTGACGCGGGTGTCGGTGCGGCGCGCGTCGGCCTCCTGGCATCGCCTCGCGGTGCGGTTGCGGCGCGAGTTCGGGCCGCTCGACTACTACAAGGGCCTGGAGCTGACGAAGGCCGGCGTGGCGCATCTGCACGTGATCGTCCGGGTGGAGTCGGTCGCGGACTTCTGGCGCCTCCGTGCGCTGGTACGGCGCTCGGCCGAGCGCTCCGGGTTCGGGCGGGTCGTGCACTCGGACTTGGCGCGGTCGAGTGCGGCCGTCACGCGGTACGTCACGAAGGCCGACGGCGGCGGCGCGCGGGAGGCGTCCCACGTGGCTGCGTACGCCACGAAGGGCGTTGACGGTCGCTTCCCTCGGTATGCCAGGCGCGGTACGTGGTCGCGCAAGTGGGTGACCTGGGCGCCGGCAACGGCGATCGCCGGGTTTCGCTGGCAGTTGGCGAATGCAGCGCGGGAGTTCGTCGTTGACGGGCTCATCGCGTCGGATTTCGTGATGGCCGATCCGGCCTTATTCCGGATCACTAGCGCCGGCGGGTCGCCGGCGAAAGGAGGCCCATGGGTCTCGTAGTCAGGGGTGTCGTCCTCTCCATTCAGGAGTTCGAGGGCGGCAACAAGCGGGTGATCGTCGCCAGCACGGGCCGGTACAACGATCAGCTGATGCTCGGTCCGGATGTCCCGGCCGAGGTGGGGGAGATCGTCGAGGTGCCGGTTCGCGCCGCAATCGATCGTAACCCGGAGACCGGCGCAACGTCGGTCATGTTTTGGGGCCTCGGGTGGGTCCGCAAGGCTCGCACGACGGCGGGCGCTGGCGCGCACGTCTAGTGCCGACTCCTGACCCGTCGATGAGCTTGACGCCGTTTGAGCATTACGCGGCTTCGTACGCATCGTGGATTGGCGACCTGGGTTCCCTCGCCTTCGTGGCTGGGGTGACGGCTCTCGGGCTCGCGCTCTTTGCGCTCGGGGTGCTGACGCTCACGACGGTGCTGGCGCGCCACTGATGGCGTTCCTCATCGGGCTTTACCTGGCCGTAGTCATCGGGGCGCTCGGGGCGCACTTCGCGCTTCACGCCCTGGGGCTGATCGACTAGCGCGGTGGACTTCTCGCCGTTCGCCGCGCTGTTCGACCCGCTGAACGTCGTTGCGACGCTCTCGGGGGCCTTCCTCGCCGGCATGGTCGCCGGCGCGGTTGCGACGGTTCTTGCAGCGGCCGCGTCTCGCGGTCGCTAGTTGAACGGGAAGGAGGCACAAACGTGCAGAAGTCCTCGGTTGTGATCGCCGCGCTGGCGGTCGTCGCTCTCGCCTTCGTCGGCGGTGCGTATGACTACAGCGCGCTGATCGTTCCCGGTACGCTCCTGACGGACCTCGCGCTCATGGTCACGGCGGCCCTCACCATCGCGGTGGGTGCTCGCTTCGCCTTCAAGGGCGCCCGGTTCGCTCTTCGAGCGATCGGCCTTATCAAGTAGGCGCGGGATGCCTACACGCGTGGCGCGGCACGCGCATCGGTCGGCGGGGCTGCGCTCTCCGCTTCTTCTCGCGTCGGCGCTATGGGCGACGGCGGGTCAGTGGTCAGACGGCCTCACGCGGTTCCTGATGCCCGATCGCTTCGAGCTCAATCGCCTCTCGGCGTGGCTCGGGGCCGGCGGGAGCCTAGCGTTGAAAGTCGGCTTGGTCGCCTTCCTCCTCGTCGTCGCTCATAGCCTCGTCGCGCGGGGTCGGCCAGGTGCCGCTGTGGCGTTGCTCCTGTTCGCCGGCCTGGTCGGCTTCGCCGGGGCGTGGTCGAACTTGGCGGTTCTGCTGTGATGCGCCGGATCGGGGCGGCGGTAGTCGCGGCGGTGGTCGTGCTAGCGGGGCTCGTGCCGGGGGTAGCGGCGTCGTCGTCGGGCCTGTGGACGGGCTCGGACTGGACGAATGGGCAGACGAACGCTACGGGCTTGCCGTGTGCGTTGACGAACTCGGTCAACTCGTGCTTCACGCCGGGGGCGGTGTTTCCGGCCGCTGGGACGGAGTTCGATTTCACGTTGGTAGTCACGGCTGGCACGGCCACGACGTTAAGGGCCGCCCTTCGCTGCGCGGAGCCGGGGACGACGGCGGTTGACCTGTTGAGTCGGACGCTCACGAAGGCCAATACGACGTTCTACGTCAGTTTCACCGTGACGACGGGCACGAATTGCTCGTACGTTCAGGCGTATGCGCTGTCGAGCACTGGCACGATCACGTTCGGTGTCGGGACGCAGGTGGCCTACAGCGTGCCATCCCCGACCGCGGCGCCCGGGGCGACCGCCCCGACGGCCACGGCCTATCCGCAGGTGACGCCATCGCCTGGGCCGACCTCGCCGCCGGCCACGGGTGCCGGCGTAGTGTGCGGGGACGGCGATCTCGGGACGTTCAGCGACGGTACTGGCGCGGGCATCACGTGCGGCTACCGGTCGGACGTCTCTCCGACGCTGCCTGGCGCGCTGTGTCGTTCGACGTGGGTCCGTGACGGGATCGAGTGCATGCCGATGCCGTCGGTCGGTGTTCAGGCGGCGATCATGTCGGCGGGTGCGACCGAGTACCTGGGGACGCTGTGGGTCCCGTTGACGGTCGACCCGTCGACGGGGCTGCCGGCCGTGGGGCTGCGCATGGAGGCGCTCGTGCAGTGTCGGGACGACACGCACGACATCGATTGCGACATGAGCGTCGAGCTCATCATGCGGCTCTATCACCTGGGGACGCTCGTGAACCAGTCCACGGAACTTTTCCTGCATGGCTCGGGTCCGACGGCTGACTCGTTCTCCTCGATCATCACGGCGACGACGAGTAGCGGGGGAGCGGTTGATCACGTGTCGATGCAGTTCGTCTGCGCGAGCGGCGCGACCTGCGGGTCGGGCGGCGCGACGCGGCGCACGGCGCTTCAGTACGTCGAGCTGCGGCAGTACTACACGTCGGCGTCGGCCCCGGTGCAGCCGAACGGCGTCCAGCAGTGCTTGGGGCCGATCGCGCCCGGCGGGGACCCGGATTACTGTCTGCACGGGTCGGGCGGCGCGACGGACCCCATCAGCGGCAAGAAGGTGTGCGGCCCGTTGTCGGGCGATTGCACGAAGCAGCTCGTGGCGCCGAAGATCCTGCCGTTTTGCCCGGCCCCGTCAAACGCGCTGGATGTGCCTGGCTGGCTGTCGTTCATAGCGTGCACGCTCGGGAATATCCCGGGGGCGATTTGGAACGCTGTTGCGGTGCCGGCGCTGAATTACATCCTCGACATTGCGGAGCCTGGCTCGGGCATCGGGCTTGCGTGGAACGCGCTGTACACGGACGTGAACGGGCGGGTGCCGTTCTCGTACGTTGGGCCGGCGGTCTCGGGCGTGCAGGGCTTTCTAGCGAGTCCAGCGGGGGCTGATCCGTCGCTCTCGGTGACGTTCCCAACCGTGTACGGGGTCGGTGGGGGCACCTTCACGATCCCGTCCTTCGGGATCGATTCCGGCATCCGCGCGGCAATGGGCGGCCTGGTCTACTTCGCTGGCGCGCTGCTTGTGCTCCGTCGTGTGCAGGGCGGGCTCGGGGGTGGCGGCGGCGATGAGGAGTGAGGCGTGATCATCGACGTAGTAGTCACGACGGTGCTCCATCTTGTGCAGGACGTGGTCGATGCGGTGCTGCCTTCGGGCGCGGGGCTGTCGTTTGCGGTCCCCACAGGCATCTTGAAGGGCTACACGTGGCTCGACGCGATGGCCCCGTTGCACGAGGGTATGACGGTCGGCGCGCTGCTAGTCGGGACGACGCTAGCGCTGATCGGGTTGCGGCTCGTGCTGACCATTCGTCACACCATCCTTCCGTGAGGCCCTTAGTTTTGGCGTTGGTCATGCTAGTCGGCACCACGTTCTGGGCCATCCTTATCTGGCTGGTCGTCCATCTGATCGGAGCGCTGGCCCGATGATGGACGGGCTGGCGGCTGTCGGCCAGGCGTTTGCGGCGCCGTTCCTATGGGTCGGCGGCCTGCTGCTGCCGTACGGGGTGTGGCTCGGCCCGCTGGCGGTCATCGTGGGCTTCGGCCTCTTCTCGGCCTACCACGTGGCGAAGGGCGGCGGTCAGTTCGGCATCATCGAGGGCTACGTAGGCACGATTGGCGCCGGTAAGACGACGCTGGCGGTTCAGCATTCGCTGGAGCTGGCCAGGGCGCGCAAGGCGGTGCTTCTCTCGAATATCCCCGTACGTTGCGGGCCCACGTGCAAGGGCCGGGGCTCCCCCGTCCCGGCGGTGTGTCGATCCCGCTGCAGGATCGATCACGAGCACGTGGGCCCGGGATGCGTCATCGAACACGACACGCTCCCAATGACCGACGAGGGGCTCGACTTGGGCGAGTTGACGCGTCGCGCGTTCAAACTCCGCGATGAGCAGCGTGGCCTCGTGCTCTTGATGGACGAGGTTGGCGTGATCATGCCGGCGCGTCTCTGGAAAGACTTCTCGGTAGCCTTGATGTGGGTCCTGCAGCAGTCGCGGAAACTCGCCTGTGAATGGGTGTGGACTGCGCAGGACCCATCTTTCGTCGATCACCAGCTACGTAGCCTCACGGCGGCGGTGCACTACGTGCGCTCGTGGCCTCCCCCGTCGATCTGGCGGCGATCGCGGGGCAAACGTCCGTGGATGCTGATTGCCAGCTCGTACACGCCGTCGATGGCCCCCAGGGCGAACGGCGAGGGCGAGAAGAAGGACAAGCGCATTGGCCGGCGGATGCTGCGTTACCGTCGTCGGTGGGAGGGGTCATTCGACACGGATGGGGTCGTGCTCCCGTCGCGCCATTTGAAGGGCGCAGAGGTGCTCGTAGCGGCCGTGGAGGGCCAGGGTGATCGCCACGTCATCAGTGCCGGCGCGA